CTAGGCGACTGGAATCATCACAGAGCAAGTATTAGTGTTGCTACAATGAATGCTTCAATCAAAGCATTTAAAAAACTTAACGACAACTTTGAAAAAGTTTATATGATTATGGGTAATCATGATCTATACTATAAAGACAAAAGAGAACTTAACAGTATAGAGTACATCAGAGATTTAGAAAACTTTGTAATGATTGATGAGCATTTTATTCAAGACGATGTTGCTATAATACCATGGCTTGTTGGAGATGAATTTAAGGCTGTTTCCAAAATACAATGCAAATATATGTTTGCACATTTTGAACTCCCATACTTTAAAATGAATGCAATGGTAGAAATGCCAGATCATGGTGGCATTAGTGACAAGATGTTAGGTAATCCAGAGTATGTGTTTAGTGGGCATTTCCATAAAAGACAATTTAAAAATAACATACATTATATAGGCAATGCTTTCCCTCATAATTACGCAGATGTAGACGATAATGAAAGAGGTGCCATGTTCTTAACATGGGACGAAGAGCCTCTTTATGTAAATTGGCAAGAATGCCCAAAATATAAAAAGTTTACATTAAAAGAACTGTTGGATAACCATCAAAATTTATTAGACGAATACACTTATGCAAGAGTAATACTTGATGTAAGTATCAGTTATGAAGAAGCAAACTTTGTTAGAGAAAAATTTGCAGAGCAATATGGCGTTAGAGAATTACAACTTATACCAATTAAAGAAGAAGAAGAATTTGAAGGCGGAGAAATACAGTTTGAGAGTGTAGATCAAATTGTACTTGCACAATTAGACACCATAGAAAGTCCTACAGTAGAAAAACAGGTACTAATAGAAATATATAACAGTATAGAAACTTAATGTTAAAAATTAAAAACGTATCAGCAAAAAACTTTATGAGTGTTGGAAACAACACACAGGCAGTTAATTTTGACAACTGCCAACTTACACTTGTACTAGGGCATAACTTAGACATGGGCGGTGATGGTAGCAGAAACGGAACAGGTAAAACTACTATTATAAATGCACTCAGTTATGCACTATATGGAGACGCTCTTACTAATATTAGAAAAGATAACCTTATCAACAAAACAAATGGTAAAGGAATGATTACCACAGTAGAGTTTGAAATACAAGGCAAACAATATCGTATAGAAAGAGGCAGACGTCCAAATATTTTAAAACTCTATATAGATGGTCAAGATGCTGTTGACGGTGAGCAACAAGGTGACAGCAGAGAAACACAAAAAGAAATAGAAAAAATAATTGGTTTTCCTCACACAATGTTCAAACACTTAATTGCTCTTAATACATATACTGAACCTTTCTTAGGAATGAAAAACAACGATCAAAAGGATATGATTGAGCAGTTGTTGGGTATCACAGAATTATCAGAAAAGGCAGAAATATTAAAAGAACGACAAAAAGTTACTAGAGACAGTATTAAAGAAGAAGAAATCACAATAAATGCCATAGAAGCCAGTAATAAACGTATAGAAAAAAACATACAGGAAATAGAAAGTCGTAGTAAGGCATGGGAAGTTAATAAAGATACAAAAGTTACTGAACTAGGCACACAAATAGTAGAAATGGAAAAACTTGATATAGATCAAGAACTAGATAACCATAAACAAGTTACTGAATTAAAAGAACATAACAGTAACAAACTTACATTAGACACAGAGTATAAACGTTTACAAACCAGTTTAAACAGAAGTGAAGATAAATTAACTCAACTAGAGAGTGATTTAGAAAGTGCTAAAGCAGGTGTTTGTCCAGCATGTGAACAACCAACTGCTCATTTAGATACACATGAAGAATACACAAAGGAATTAGAGGAAAAAATTGTAGCAGAAGAAGACTATAATAATGAGCTGATAGATAGAAATACTGATTTAGAATCTGCATTAACAGAGTTTAATGATTTACCTGATATGCCTAATACTGTTTATAATACATTAGAAGAAGCATTATCACATAAACACAATTTAGACACAATGCATACTCAATTGCAAGAAAAAGCACAAGAAGAAAATCCTTATATAGAACAAATAGACAGTCTTAAAACCAGCGGCATACAGGAAATTAGTTTTGAACTAATGAATGAACTAACTCATTTACAAGAACACCAAGACTTCCTTTATAAATTGCTTACAAGCAAAGACAGTTTTATTCGTAAAAAGATTATTGATCAAAATATTGCATATCTTAATCATAGATTATCCTACTATTTGGAAAAACTTGGCTTGCCACATGAGGTTAAATTTGCAAGTGATTTAGGTGTAGAGATTACAGAATATGGCAGAGACTTAGATTTTGATAATTTAAGTCGTGGAGAACGTAACAGACTTATACTTGGGTTAAGTTGGGCATTTAGAGACATATACGAAAGTTTAAACAGACCAATGAACTTAATGTGTATTGACGAACTTGTTGACAGTGGTATGGACAGTATGGGCGTAGAAAATGCATTAGCAGTACTGAAAAAAATGCATCGTGAACAAGGCAAAAATATAATGTTAATATCACACAAAGAAGAACTTATAGGACGTGTAAACAATGTATTAACTGTAGTCAAAGAGGGCGGGTTTACAAGTTATAACACCGACACAGAGTATGTTAATTGATGTTAATTTAGGCAAAAATGCAGAATACACTCTAACATACGAACTATTCGATAATCGTGTTGCTAAAAAAGTTTGGCAACGTCTTAAAAATCATAAATTTCCAGTTTTAAATAATAGCAGTTGCTACGGATTCGGCGAAAGTATTCAAGAAGTAGAGCAAGTGTTGTATAACACTATAGATGAATTAAAAAATCTTAAACCAGATTTAGAAATTTCTTCCATGGACTTAAACTATTTGCACGATATATTTGCAAGTATGCATTATAATCTTATGGAAGAAAAATATCCTAGTCAAAAACTATATGATATTTTAGTAAAACTAAATGACACAATACACCACTTAGAGGATTTAAACAGAAGTAATAAAGCAAAAATTTTAGTACTCACAGATGACCCTGGAGAAGAATTAATAGATGAAGATTATGATTTGTTTACACCTGATATGACAGAACACTGGTTGTATATGGGTTACCCTCATGTAGGCAAACACATAATGGCTATCTTTAACGATGGGGATATAGATATCCCAAAAGAACAAATACAGCCTACACATCTGTTAAAAACTTTTTTACTATGTTGGTTAGATAAAGACTTGGTTGCCGGAAGAAAGTATATGTTAAACTTAAACAGGTTCCTTGCTAAAATACACAACAAACTGCCTTACCCTATAGACGACAAAAAACTTGCTGTTGGAAAAATACCTCTTGGTAAATTAACACACGAGCCAGATCTATCGGAAATAAAGAAAAATCGCTTTATACATTCTATTAAAGCATATTAATTAGGTCCTTCGGACCTTTTAAGTCTTCGTCAATTCGTTTCGTTCCACTCAACTCATTTACTCGACTTAAATTTACTCCGTTATCATGTATGGAGGAGTCATAATTCTCCTATGCAGGAGAATATGTCATCATGTGATGTTGTCGCCATCTTAAACTCGGGTGCTATTAGGAACCAGTGAGCCTTTTGTCCCCATACACTACCGTCTCGAATCTCACGGAGATTATATAACCTAGTTAAGTTTAGTTACATAACCTGTAGGTTGCTTTTTCTCATTGCCTACATCCTTTTAATACTGATTGTCGTGTGTTTGTATCTTTGCCGCTATACAACTCCAGATCTCGCACCGGGATTACCGGATTGTCAAGGAGCCAGATTTAATGTGCCTCTGTTGGGGCGGGTGTATAGTCCTTTGTGTGCCTTGATGTGATTGTGTTCTAACTTACGTTTTAACACACCTACTTATAAGGTCTTTAATGCCTCTTTAAGGATTTTTGAACCACCTACTCTGACGTTAATGATGCCGTTATAATAATCGTCAGTTTCAAGTACTCGCCTTTCAAATTGCTCTCTGGCTTCTATGTAACTTGCAACTCCTCTACTAGGGCAATAGTATAATATTTCTCTACGAAATTTATCCTCTCCTAGTTCTAATACATCTGCATTAAGATGGTCGCTACTACCCCAATAAGTACGCCAATCGCTTTCTTTTTTACCACGTCTTTTATTTTTTCTTCCTTTAAGTGGCGGTTTTGTTGTTTTGAATTTTGCTAATTTTTTACCAACATACTTTTTATCGTTAGTTAAATTAGTAATTAGATACACAAATGCTTCGCAGTCTTCTGGAAGTACTGTAATTTCTTTGTCTTTATAATACCAACTCATTACATATTTTCCGAGCCTTCTTGACCATTTTTCTTTTTAATATAATTATTTAAAACTTTTACAAATCTTGTTCTTTCGGTATGACTCATTGCCCATGCTTCGCTTATTGATACTTTACCTTCAGAGTAAACCACCATTTCTGTTATATTATCATGTATGGCCTCTGAGTCTTTTTTGAGCTTCTCTAGATACTGAACAATTTGTTCAGGTTCGGCCCGTCCTAGGAAGCCGTGAAAAAATTTACAGGATCAAATGATATTGCCGCCTCAAATTCTTTGGGCTTATCTTTTTCTTTACAAGAATCTTTATCACACTCAAACATCATAGTTTTCTGAATTCCTATTTTGTTTATTTCTGCAACTGATTGCTCAATAGATGCTCCAACTGATGATTCACAGTTATCTAAAAATTCTTTTATGTGATCTCTATCTGTAATAGTATTGGCATCTTCTCCTTTACCTATGGTAACACTATGTACAGCCGCTACAATTAATTGGTAATTCATATCTGCCATTTTTACAAAACTTTCATTAAAAAGTTTTAATTTATCCATATCGTCTGGCATTTCTGACATTACTTGTAAACTTCTGCTACTCTGGAAACTGGCTATACCTGCCTTAATTGTATTGCTGTATTCTAAAGGTTTAACTTCAATTTTTAAACCTTGTTCTGTTTCTACTGTATATGCTTTTTCTAAAACTGCCATAGTTTCTATAGCACCTTCAACACTTGCAATACCAGTTACTGCTTCGTCACATCCTGGGCATGGTGCAGAAACTTCTATATCATCTCCGCTCGTAGCACCCTGAATAGCAACTAATAGCACATCTACATCGTTAGATATTAGACGTCTTACGTTTTTTACATTAGGTACGCAACTTTTTATTAACTGTATTACTGCTTCGCCGTTAAGTAATGCATCTGGATTTTTCATTATTAGTTCATCTTTAGCAGTCATAGGGAAAATAGGAAGTTCTCCTGATTCAGGATATTCCACAATATCTTTTGTGTAAAATTTACCGCCTGTGGGCAACTTTACATATAACTTAGGCGATCTAAAGTATTCGCTTAATGGATTTGGTGTATTTGACATGTATTAAAACTCCTGTTAATTATTCTGATAAATATAAACATGTGATACTTATTCTTAATTCGTAAGGTATTTATCATCGTTAAAACTAGTGTTTATTGGAAAACTGAATGGCAACTATTACATATACTGATAACGGAGAGCAAAGAACTGTTCCTATGTGGGCAACAGAAGCCACTCTGCTAAAGTTATTGGACTCTATGAAAGGTGGTGGTGCTGGTGCTGGAGGAGGCTCTGGTGACCCTAAGAAAGATGCTAAATCTCTGAAAGAATTACTAGGTAGCATACAAGATCTTAACGATGGCTTTGAAGAAATGGCTGAAGATGTTGAGGAAGGCGGCAAGAAAGTAAAAGAAGCGGCAGAAGACATAGAAGATGGCATGGATAAACTAGGATTTAGTTTTGAAAGGATTATTGGTGGTGGATTGGCTAGAGTGGGTGGTGCCATAGACTTTTTAGTAGGTGGCAGTTTATTAATACTCAGTACAGCATTTGCGGCTCTATCAGCAAAACTTATTCAAACAGGAAATAACTTTGCTACTCTTAGCCAATCAGGTTTAGCATTAGAAAGCTCAACAGCATTAAATATTGCACAATTTAACCAGTTAGGAATGAGTACAGAGCAGGCAGTAGAAGCCATGACAAATAATTCTCAGGTATTGAGAGTCATGGGACAAAGTGTTGTTCCTGGTGTTGTAGATGAATTCCTTACACTGACTAATCAGGGTCAGGACTTAGGTTTAGCATTGGGCGATGCGACAGAATTAGCATTAGACGAATTATCAATGAGAACCAAGTTAATGAATCTTGGTAGTTTGGATGAGCAACAGCGAAAAGTAGCAATCAACCGTATTCAGGAAGTAAACAGAAACCAATTAGCATACAGTAAAGCACTAGGTGTTAGTACTGATGTAATGAGAGATTTTGCTGACCAGGTATTAGGTGGTAATGAAATGCTAATGGCTTCATTAATTACTACAAGCAATACAACAAGAGCAGAAACTATTGCAGGATTGCAAGACTTTGTTTCTGGATTAAGAGCAATGGGCGGCGAAGCAGGTGGCGAAATAGCGGCCGCAGTTGTAGAAGCGGCCAGTATGGGAGCAGTTGGGTTTAGTGAAGCCGCATTTGGATTCATAACAGTACTACCTCAATTATCAGATAACTTCCAAGGTGTAATAGATGACTTTAATAATAATTTAATTGACGGCAAAGGCGCCGCAATGGCTCTTACAGCCGAACTTGGTAATTTAAGCCAAGCAGAAAAAGACAGGGTATTCTTACTTGCTAGGGCAGGTGACGAACAAGCGAAAAAAATGGCCAATGCTATTACACAATTTGAACAATCTGCAGACAGAATGAAAGATCAAGGTGTAGAAATAGAAGGTGTACAAAGAGGTATGCAGGCCTTTAATGCCGTTATTGCCAAAATAAAAGGAATGTTTAGTAGTACATTTAATCAGTTTATACAGGGTTTTGGAGAAGGTGCAGGTGATTTAACAGACTTTATGAGTGAGCTCAGTAATGCATTTATGCCTATTGTTTATCAGTTGACAGGATTAGAAGCAGGAGTTGGAGACACTAGTAAATCAGTTATAAACTTAGGTAAAGAAATGGCTGAAGGTCTTGTAGACAAGATGAAAAAATTCGCAAACTGGATAGCAGGTATTATAGAATGGCTACAAGGGTACTTTAACAACTTAGCGGCAACTGACTTCAAAGGCAAGGTAATGGAAGTTTTAGGTGACATTGGTACTGTAATGATGGACGGCTTCAAAAAAATGATTGCAGGACCTGTAAAAGACGCCATTATAGTTGCTTTTGGAATAGCCATAGCGGCCGGTGTTGCAAAAGGTTTGGCTTCTAAAGGAGCCCAGGCTCTATTTGGTGGCGGTGGCGGAGGCGGCGGTGGCGGAATACCTGGCGGTTCCGGTAAAAAAATGTATGGCATGGGCCGTGGACTAAAAGGACTTGCAGTAGGTATGAGAGCATTTGCAAACCCAATGGTTATTGCAGGTGTGGCAGTCGTAACAGCCGCAATCATGGGTATTGGATTTGCATTAAAATTAGCCGCTCCTGGTATTGAGGCATTTGGTTTAGCAATTAAGAGTGTGTTTGAAGGCATAGGTGCAGTAGTAGAAAGTGTTGGTGTTGCGATTGCAAAAGTTGTAGAAGCAGTAGGTAAAAACAAAGTTGCTAAAATTAACGCCAGAGCAGAGGCAATGGTAAAAACCACGAAAGCCACAACAGAAGCCATTAAAGAATTATCACATTTAGATCCAACACATGTTATGGGAATGGCAGAAGGTATAGACCTGCTAGGCGAATCACTAGGAACCTTTACTGCAAATATGACACCTGGATATTTCCAAAGTATGAAAGGTGCATTTGCAAACCTTGTTGGACAGGAGTCACCAATACAGGCAGTTATGACAATGTCCAGAGAGGCTGATCCAGTTAAAATTATGGATTTAGCAAAAGCCACAATAGCCGCCAATGCCGCATCGGCAGGAGCCACAGAGTTACCAAATCTTTCAGGCTCAGATGGAGGCACTACTAATAATACTACAAATAATTCATATGCAAGTGGTGGCGGTGGTGGTACTGCTGAATCAAATCAAGTCATGGCAGACCTAATTATGGAACAGTCTGCTATACAAGTAAATGCACTTGCAGAAATGAAAAAACAAAATAAACTCCTCACAGAAATCAGTAGCAAATCCGGTTAACCTACCAGGTAATAAATTTTAGTTGACAATAATCGATAAATAGTGTAATATAATACATTAAGGTTACATTTATGAGTTGGAAGAAATATTTTTCGAGTGTTGATAACAGTGGATTACCACTAAACGTCACTGGAAACAATGTAAGTACAGACGGTCCTGGAGCGGCATCTAGCAGATATGCTAGTTGGCTACCAGAAGTTTATGCTGGCTCTCCTAACAGATTGATGAGATACATGCAATATGACCAAATGGACAACGATTTGGAAATTAATGCGGCCTTAGATACTATTGCTGAGTTTGGTACACAAGAAGATAATCATACCAAAATGCCTTTACATGTTTATTACAAAGGCAGACCCAGTGATACAGAAGATAAAATTTTAACTAAAACACTAGAGCAATGGTGTAACCTCAACGAAATACATAAAAGAGCATTTAGGATTTTCCGTAGCACAATTAAATATGGAGATCAGTTTTTTGTAAGAGACCCTCAAACATATAAACTGTATTGGACAGATCCTGCTAACATTGAAAAAGTTGTTGTAAACGAAAGTGCTGGTAAAAAAATTGAGACATATTTTGTTAAAAATTTAGCACCTAACTTTGGCGAACTACTAGCAACTAATCCAAGTGCATTACATAGTAAGCCATACGGTTCAGGAAGTGGGCAATACATTGGTACACCTCCTAATAATCCAGGTGCGTCAGGCAGTTACTTAACAGGCTCTATTGACGGCGTAAATCAGGGTATTCCAGTTGACGCAGAACATGTTGTACATGTTAGTTTAACAGAAGGAATGGACCATGCATGGCCATTTGGAATTAGTATTTTAGAACCAATATTTAAGGTTTTCAAGCAAAAGGAATTGCTTGAAGACTCAATTATAATTTACAGGGTACACAGAGCACCAGAAAGACGTGTGTTTACTATTGATGTTGGAAATATGCCTCCACATAAAGCAAGGCAGTATTTAGAACAAATCAAATACGAAGTACAACAAAAACGAGTACCTAACAAAAACAAAGACGGTCAAAATGTAATAGATGCCGCATATAATCCAATGAGTATGTTAGAGGATTATTTCTTCGCCGCAACAGGAGAAGGTAGAGGTAGTAAAGTAGATACATTACCAGGTGGTGAAAACTTGGGACAAATAGATGACTTAAGATACTTTAATAATAAACTATTACGTGGATTAAGAATACCAGCAAGTTATTTGCCTACAGGACCAGATGACGGAAGTGCAACATATAATGATGGTAAAGTTGGTATTGCTTATATTCAGGAATATAGATTTGCAAGATATGTAGAAAGACTGCAAAAGCAAATACAAGAGGACTTAGATAGAGAGTTTAAACTGTTCCTTAAATACAGAGGAATAGAAATAGACAGCGGTGACTTTGATATAGTATTTAATGCTCCTATGAACTTTAGCAGTTATAGAGATTTACAATTAGATACAGAAAGAGCCAATTTATATAACACAATGGCACCTGTACCATATCTTGCTAACCAGTTTAAACTTAAAAAATATCTTGGACTTACAGAACAAGAAATTAAAGCGAACGAAGAAATGTGGAGAGAGGAAAACAAATATGAGAAATTTGCGGACGATAAAACTCCAGCAGATCTCAGAAATATTGGTGTAAGACCAGAGGCAGATGCGGCAGTGAATCCTGATATGGAAATACCTGCAGACCAGGTACCATTGGAAGATCCTGCACTAGATCCGCTAAATACTGATGCAGGAGTTGTTCCTCAAGGTGGTACACCACCTGGATCACCAGAGAGCCTATAATATGAGACTTAACGAATTTTACAATCCAGAGTTTGATGATTTTCAAAAAGCAGATGCTGAGAAAAGAAGAAAACCAAAACTTACATTAGAGCAAATTAGTAAATTGCGTAAAGTAAGAGCAATTAAACGTGCAGAAGATATAGAGCATAAAAAATTCGTGTCAGTAATGTATCAAGCACCTACGGATGCCGGAGCAGGTGGCGGACTTATCTAATCTAGTCAAGATTGAATTAGTAAACGACGGTAAGCCAAATCTAGACAATTGGTTAGCAGACCAATTACATCAAAACAAAGCAGAAATACTACAAAAAGGTTGTCTTTTAGACTTTAGCACAGAGTCTAACTATTACTTACGGCATTCAAAAGATGCTGATGATATCTTTACAACTATACATAAAATATTAGAAAAAGCACAAATTCCTGCAGATTTAGTGCATTTCTGCACAGGTAATCTGCTTAATAAACAGAATTATAATACATATACTAGCCTTAAAAAAGCAGAAGACGATAATTTCCTGCCCTTTAAAAGTGCCTTTTTTAAGGATTTTTGGTGTAGTCATACATTATCTTTCCATAAAGATTACAGCGAAAACTATGGTAAAACTAATAAACCTAAATACTTTTCCTGTCTTAATGGCAGGCAAAAGGAACACAGAGAGTACACTTATGCATATTTAAGTCAGTATAAATTGTTAGATAAAGGTGTATGTACTTTTGTTTGGAAAGGTGAAAGTGTAGATGGTTATAGTTCGCCGGAAGATATCACAAGCCATACAGTACAGCCTGATAATTTTTATACAGTATTTGACGATACATATTATGATGTTATTACAGAAACATTAATAGGCGAAGAATCGTCAACCCAGGGCATAAGGCATAGTGGTGGACATCCTTGGTGGCAGGAAGTTTTCATAACAGAAAAAATTTGGCGCAGTATATATTATAAAAGACCATTTTTAGTAATAGGCAACAAGCATACATTAAAGACGTTGCATAGTTTAGGATTAAAAACATTTAATGATATATTGTTTGATGAATCTTATGATGAAATTGACAACTGGCAAATGAGAACTTATAAAGTTTTAGAGCAAAATAAACACATTATAGAAAATTATAAATTACCTGAATTAGAACAAATAATTAATTCCCCACAAATGTCTGAAATATTGCAATATAATTACGAAAAGATAAATAACATGGCGAACATTTACAGACAGAGTAGATAATCACTGATTCATACAGAAAGTACTCAAAAAACACCCATTTAAGCATAAAAACATCACATTACTATAAGTATATAACAGGCACATCTGAAACCTAACTTTCTGTGTGCGAAAAATTAATAAATTGGAGACCACAATGTCAGAATCAAGAACACAATTAGAAGAAATTCTTGAACTACTCCTAGCGGAAGAAAACGATAAAGCGGAAGAAATGCTTCATGAGTATGTTGTTGCAAAAGCAAGAGCAGAATATGAAAAAGTTTTAGACGAAGACGTTTCTGAAGACGAGGAAGTTGAAGAATCAAAAGACTCAGAAGAAGATGCAGTAGAAGAATCAGAGGAATCTGAAGAAGAGGCTGTTGAAGAAGCAGAATATTCAGAAGAAGAAGCAGTTGAAGAAGAAATCAGCGATGCCGACCCTGCAGGAAACTTTGCAGATGAAATACTTCAGGATGAAGAAGAAATTGAAGGCGATGAGCAGTCAGAAATGGAAATGGACGGCGAAGAAAAAGAACACGACGGAGATCTAGAAGATAAAGTTGATGAAATTGAAGACGAGCTTGAAGACCTTAAAGCAGAATTTGAAAAATTACTTGCTGATGAAGAAGAAGGCGACGAAATGCCAATGGATGACGACAAAGCAGAAATGGATATGGAAGACGAAATGGATTTAGAATCCGTTGAGTACGACCTAGACGAAGAAGTTGCAGATGAAGATACAGAGCTTGAAGAAGCAACTAAGTTATCTAACAATGTAGCGGCTCCAAGTGCTCCAGCAGACGACAACAAAGATGCACCACTTCCAAGTGGCGGATCAAAAGTTGAAAAATCTGGATCACCTGTTAAATCTAAAGATGGCGGCGAAGGCAACCACGGAGATTCAGCAAAAGATCACACACCTACAGACAACATTAACGTTGACCAAAAATCAGTATAATTACTGATAACTGATAGGATAAAGTAAATGGCTAATAAGTTATACGAATATATGAGTCCTGAACAATCTAAAATACAGATTGTTGAGTCAGCAGACGGTAAGGACTTGTTTATGCAAGGATTATTCATACAAGGCGATGTAAAAAATCAAAATGGAAGAGTATATCCCAAAAACGAGATAGCGAAAGCCTGTGAAAGTGTAAAGGAACGCCTTGGAAAAGGTGAGACTGTGATGGGTGAGTTAGATCACCCTGAAGAATTACAAATAAATTTAGACCGTGTAAGTCATATCATTACAGATTTGTATTGTGAAGATTCAAACGGTCTGGGCAAACTTAAAATTATAAAGACACCAATGGGTAATATTGCAGAAGCATTACTTAAGGCAGGAGCAAAACTAGGTGTAAGCAGTAGAGGAAGTGGAAATGTCAACGAAAGTGGACAAGTTTCAGATTTTGATATTGTAACAGTGGACATTGTGGCACAACCTAGTGCCCCAGATGCCTACCCAAAGACTATATATGAGAGTTTATTTAATATGCAAGGCGGTGCACAAATGTTTGATACCGCTAAAGCATTAACACATGATAAAAGTGCAGAAAAACACTTGATGAAAGCAATCACTGGTTTCATCAATGATTTAAAAATATAAGTAGGAGACTACTATGGCAGTGAATTTTACAGAACTACTTGAGAATGCAGAACTAACAGAAGATGTTAGAACCGCTCTTCAAGAAGCATGGGAAAGTAAAATCTCTGAAGCAAGAGAAGAGCTTACAGCAGAATTAAGAGAAGAATTTGCTCAAAGATACGATCATGACAAAAGTCAGATTGTTGAAGCAGTAGACAAATTCATTTCTGAAAAAGTTGAAGCAGAAATTTCTCAAATTGCAGAAGAGAAGCAATCCCTTGCAAACGACAGGGTAAAATACACGAAAGCAATTAGTGAACATGCTAAAGTACTTGACAAATTTGTAACTGAAATGGTTGCTAAAGAAGTTAAAGAACTTAGAGCAGATAGAGCCAGAACAAGTGAACATGTTTCAAAACTAGATGATTTTGTAACAGAACAGTTGGCTGGTGAATTATCAGAATTCCATGAAGACAAAAAAGGACTTGTGGAACAGAAAGTCAAAATGGTTAAAGAAGGCAAGAAGCAATTAGCAGAAGCCAAAATTGACTTTATTAAGAAAGCGGCAGACAAAGTGGAAACAGTTGTCAACAACGTTATTACTAATGAAGTTAAATCTTTCCGTGAAGACATCACTAATGCACGTGAAAATGACTTTGGTCGTAGAATTTTTGAAGCCTTTGCAAACGAATATGGTACTAGTTACTTAAACGAAGCAAAAGAGATCAAGAAAATACAAAAACAAATTACTGAAATGGAAACAAAACTTAACGAATCTGAGCAAGTAATTGCTGAGAAAGACGAAGCAACTAAACTTGTAGAGTCTAAATTAAGGATTGCAAAAGATCAAATGGATCGTAAAGATACATTAACTGAGCTTATGGCACCATTAGGTAAAGAGAAGAAAGAATTGATGTCAGATTTACTTGAAAGTGTAAAAACAGACAAACTGGAAGAGTCCTTTAACAAGTACTTGCCTTCAGTATTGGATGGAGAAGCACCAAGAGTTAAGAAGACATTGTCAGAATCCGTTGTCAGTGAACACACTGGCGATAAGGCAATTGTTGTAACAGCAGATGCCGATGACAAAGCGGATGATATAGTAGAAATTGATATGATCCGCAAATTGGCCGGACTTTCAAAATAATAGGAGTTAAAAAAATGGCAAACTTATTTGAAAGCAACTGGTCTGCAACTAAAGACGCTTTACTAGAAGGGTTATCTGGAAACAGAAAATCTAGTCTAGATGTTGTCCTCGAAAATACAAAAAGACATTTGTCAGAGGCCGCAACAGCAGGTGCCACAGGTGCAGGTTCAGTAGCGACATTAAACAAAGTTATGTTACCACTAATTAGAAGGGTTATGCCTTCTGTTATTGCTAACGAACTAGTAGGTGTTCAACCTATGAGTGGTCCAGTAGGACAAATCCACACACTAAGAGTCAGATATTCTGAAACTGGTGGTGGAGCAACAGCAGGTGATGAGGCATTAAGCCCATTCAAACTTGCTTCTACATACGCAGGTTCACCTGACGCCACAGCGGCGGCAGAGGGAAATGCTGGTAGAAAAATGAGCATTCAAATCTTAAAAGAAACTGTTGAAGCGAAAACCAGAAGGTTATCAGCAAGATGGACTTTTGAGGCGGCTCAAGATGCAGAAAGTATGCACGGCGTTGACGTTGAAGCAGAAATTATGCAAGCCTTAGCACAAGAGATCGTAGTTGAAATCGACCAAGAAATTATCGGTTCACTAAGAACTCTAGCAGGTGCAGGTACAACTTTAGACTTCGGTTCTTTAAGTGGTACAAGCATTTATGTCGGTGATAGACACGCGGCATTGGCTATTGAGATTAACAGAGCGGCTAACAGAATCGCGGCTAGAACAAGACGTGGCGCTGGTAACTACATTGTTGTCTCTCCAGAAGCACTTACAATTTTACAAAGTGCATCTACTTCAACATTTGCTAGAACAACTGAAGGATCTTTTGAAGCACCTACAAATACTAAATTTGTTGGTACTCTTAATGGTTCTATCAAAGTTTTTGCTGATAACTATGCGGCTGACGGTACTAAAGTACTTGTTGGTTACAAAGGATCAAGCGAAACTGATGCTCCAGCATTCTACTGCCCATACATTCCATTAATGAGCACAGGCCCAGTAATGGATCCAAGCAGTTTTGAACCAGTAGTAAGTTTCATGACCAGATACGGTTATAAAGAACTTACAAATACTGCTTCATCTCTTGGTAATGCGGCAGACTACGTTGATGCAGTTACTTTAAGTAACGTTGCATTCCAGTAAGCCGAAAGACTTATAGGTTACGTAGACCAGTTACTAGTTTACTAGAAACATTAAAAGAGGACTTTTTAAGTCCTCTTTTTTTGACTTAAAATTCTTATCTGCTAAAAGTGATAAATAGTTCTATAATTGTAACATAAAGGAACTTATTGAATGTCAACTAACAATACCTATATTAATGCTTTAGACGATTTTGTTGTTAAAGGTAATCTTACTGTAGAAGGTAATGTTACTCAGGTTAGTACAACTATTAACCAAAACAGAGTTGCGGCGGAAGAGTTTATTATTAACTCTGACGGAGAAAACACGACTGCAAAATTAACTCTTAACAGTAATAACAGTTTAGCAAATATTAGTTTCGTTACAGGCGGCAACATGGTTGTTGAACCTAATTTACAAGGTAATATTGTTTTAGGTACAGGTCAAACTTTAACAGCAACAGGTGGTAATACAGTAATATCTTTAAACAATCTTACTAGTGATACTTTTACAGGTGTGGCAAGTGAAGC